AGGGGCGAGACTGTTCATCCATCGGTACGCATAATGCGCGCGTCCGTGCAGTCGTTCGACCGTCCGGCTTTAGGGCCTTGGTACGTAAATGTTTACTCCAACTGTGTGGAAACGTTTTGGACACTGAACCGATGAACCCAATGAAGGTGCGTGCGCAAGGACAACGCTTCTTTGTCAGATACTACTTGATGACTCATAGGAGGCATCAAGCAACGTCATTGACGTGGAAGTCGGATTACGTTCCGGCGAGGACGCGTGTGGGGAGATGGCCTGTAGTGGCCGCTCTCTACCCTTCTGTGGTCTGTCTCGCGACAGGTGAGTGTTGGCATTTAGCTTCCAACACGGGGTTATCTGGCGCCCCTCTTTCGCCAACAAGACTAGTCAACAGACTAGTCCGAGTGCTCCTCGTCTACATCTCCCCAGCCGCCGAGAATACGGTTGATCGAGTCTTCCTCCGTCCAGGATGGAATTCTAGATTGCCAGTACACGGCGTCTTGAAGAATGTGGTCGACCAGTTTAGACTGGGACCAAGGAAAGAACTCTGGCTCAATGCCAAGAGTCAAAAGCACCCGGACTTCGTCCCATTCGGCCCCAGAGACCGAATGCTTGGCCTTCGACGGTCGTAATCGCGGCTCAGCGATAACGACAGTTGTCGACCAGGGAGAGACCAGTTTGTCCTCACACTCACGGGGAATCGAATGTTTACGCGGAAGTGCGCGCGGTACGCAAGGTCGTACATTGAACAATCGAATCGCCTCCAGGCGTTGTGAAGGCGTCACATGAAACTGCCAAGCGACAGGAACTGGAACGCCCCAACCACCGAGACTCTGATGGACGAATAGATTCCGTCCACGAGCCTCGGCCCTGAGATCCACCGCATGTAGATGTATATAAGCGGCCAAGATTTCACACTGCTTACCGGGCAGTGATCCACTGACCACCTTTTCCATCACAGCGATGTGTGGTGCAAAGGCTCGCTGATTTGACTCTTCAGAACCGTCGACGTCCGTAGACGACATGACTTTGTTCTGACCGAAAAAGAGTCCCGTATTGAGATAGTCAACGATCTTCGGAGTGCTCTTTCGAGCACCGCCGTTGACGTCGCAGATGATTGCAGTCGAGTTGATGTTGGCGTACAACGGATGTTGGTACACCTTTCCGACCGAAAGACTCAATCCAAGCACTAGGCCCAGAAGCTTTTGCAATCTAACCTCTAACGGAGTCGCTGCGTAAAGACCGTCATCACCGTTGATCTTAACGTGATGACTGTCCTCCCAGCAACCTTCAGCGAGTTCCGACGGCGAGGCTG